TATCTTACGATACAGCAGACACGGTTGAAGAATTCCAAGTTACCCTCCAAGTGCAATGGTGGGAAGCATACGATGCCCGAAATCAAGATTCTGTGGTATAATACATAGAAAGACAGGAAAAATATTATGGCAAAACTCTTTGGGTTCTCGATTGAGGATCCCAATGATAAGAAAAAGAAAGGTGTAATCAGTCCAGTTCCTCCTAACAACGAGGACGGGGCTGATTATTTTCTATCGTCGGGATTTTATGGTCAGTACGTTGACATCGAGGGTGTCTTTCGTACAGAGTTTGACGTAATAAAACGTTATCGTGACATGGCATTGCATCCTGAGTGTGACACTGCTATAGAACACGTCGTAAATGAGGCGATTGTATCAGATTCCAATGATAGTCCTGTAGAAATAAACCTTGATAACCTCAATGTAAGTGATAATCTGAAGAAAGTAGTAAGAGAAGAGTTCAAAGGTGTCAAAGATTTACTACAATTTGACAAAAAAGCACACGAAATTTTTAGAAACTGGTATACAGACGGTAGATTATACTATCACAAGGTAATTGACACACAAAAACCAGACGAAGGCATACAAGAAGTAAGATATATTGACTCTCTCAAACTAAAATTCATGAGAGTGAGACCTACCAAGGAGAAAGGTGCAAGGGGAGCAGAGGGAATACCTGCATTACCTTACTCTGGTAACGAAACTATCACTAAAGACACTAAGATAGAGGAATTTTATACTTATTACCCACAAGGTATGGCACAGAAGTATGGTTCTGTAGCAGGTAAGGGTATAAGAATAGCAAAAGATGCGATCACATACGTGCATTCTGGTCTTGTAGATAGAAATAAGAAGATTACACTGTCATATCTACACAAAGCGATCAAAGGACTCAATCAATTACGCATGATTGAGGATTCTCTTGTCATTTACAGGTTGTCAAGGGCACCAGAACGTAGAATATTCTACATTGACGTTGGTAATCTACCTAAGGTCAAGGCAGAACAGTATTTACGTGACGTTATGAGTCGCTATCGTAACAAATTAGTGTATGATGCTAACACAGGTGAGATAAAAGACGATAAGAAGTTCATGTCTATGCTTGAGGATTTCTGGTTACCACGTAGAGAGGGTGGTAGAGGCACAGAGATCTCTACATTACCTGGTGGACAGAACTTAGGGGAACTTACAGACATAGAATACTTCCAGAAAAAATTATATCGTGCATTGAACGTGCCAGAATCACGCATAGGTGCAGACCAAGGGTTCAATCTTGGTAGATCATCAGAAATTTTACGTGACGAACTCATGTTTAGTAAGTTTGTGGGTAGATTGAGAAAAAGATTCAGTGGTTTGTTCATTGACATGCTCAAGACACAATTGATATTGAAAAATATTGTGACTCCTGAGGATTTTGAGAAGATGGCAGAGCACATACAGTTTGATTACAAGTATGACAACCATTTTGCTGAACTCAAAGACCATGAGTTGATGACAGAGCGTCTCAATATCATGGTTGCCATTGAACCATACATCGGAACATACTATTCAAGAGATTATGTGAAGCGTAAAGTTCTACGTCAGACTGATGAGGAAATAGAAGAGATGGCACAGGAGATGCAAGAGGAGAATGAGGCAGGCATAGGTGTACCACTTGAAACGCAGAATCAAATGATGCAAGGTGCGATTGACGCAGAGAAACAAAGACAAGGTAACCTTGGTAAAAACAAAACTGAACCCTCTCTCGACAACAAGAAAAATGGAGGACGCACAGAGGCACCAGAAATAGACATCAAGAAAGCGAAGATATAAATATAACTAGCGTTTTATAATATTTGAATGGATTCTGCTGAATTTATTGACATGGTTGCAAACGATGCTCCGTCTGCGGAAGTATCTGATGCTTTGAAACAAATGATGTTTGCAAAATCTGCTGAGTTTGTGGATGCTGCTGCACCTGAGGTTGCTAAAACTTTGTTTGGCGAACCTGAGGAGGGCGATCCCTTGCCTGAGGTGGGTGATGGTTTTGAAGAACCAGAAGCAAACGCTGAACTTGAACAAGAACCTGAACAGGAAGAAGAATGAGTGCATCACAACCACTATCATTAGTAACAGATTATGGTGAACTTAGCAGTGCTAACGCAACGTCTGCTGTAACATCTGCTCAGACAGTGAAGACTGGTGTGCTTTACGTAGTCTGTTCAGAAGCAAAAGCAGGTGGACACATCGCAGTTTGCAATACCGCAAACCAAGCAGGTGTTGGATCATTTCATGTAGCGAAGGGAGATTCATTCCTGTATCGTTACGGACATCCAGCTAAAGCACCAGTTTCTGCTATCAGTAAAGCAGCATCTGCAGTCATAACTATTGATCATACAGATACAAAATTACAGGTGGGTGACTTCGTTACTCTCTCTGGATCATCTGTAGGTACATACAATAGCACGATTGCACATAAAGAGATTACAGCAATTCAAAGACCACAAAGAGTCAATGAATTCAAAACAACTATCACAGTTGATGCTGACACATCATCTCTAGCAGATTTTACTGGCACAGCGACATTATCTAAGTCTGTCATATTCAGACTGGCACCCGAAACAGCATCGGGATGTACGTTACACTTACATGAGGTAGGAATAGGATGAAGTTAATTTCAGAAGAAATAGAATCAGTCGATATTCTTACTGAAGAAAAAGACGGAAAGAAAACTCTTTATATTCAAGGTCCGTTCTTACAGGCAGAGATTGTGAATCGCAACAAACGTTGCTACCCTCTCTCTACTATGGTGAACGAGGTAAAGAGATATAATGAAGCGTTCGTGTCTAAAGGACGTGCACTAGGAGAACTAGGACATCCAGACGGACCGCAGATAAACCTTGATCGTGTGTCACACAAGATATGCTCCCTTACACAAGAGGGTAATAATTTTGTGGGTAAAGCACAAATCTTGAGTACACCTATGGGTAAGATCGCAGAATCACTTTTAGATTCTGGTGTGAAACTTGGTGTATCATCAAGAGGTATGGGATCTATCGTAAACAAAGAAGGTGTTTCTTATGTTGGCGAAGACTTCATGCTTGCTACTGCAGCAGACATCGTTGCTGATCCATCTGCACCTGACGCATTCGTAGATGGCGTAATGGAAGGCAAGGAATGGGTATGGGAAGGTAGCGTTTTGCGTGAAAAAACTGTATCAAATATATCAAAGAGTATAAATACTTTGGTGGATTCTAAGAAACTAGACGAGTACAAGCTTTCTTTATTTGAAAAGTTTCTAAACAATCTATAAATGTCTAAATAATAACATAAATTCTAAGGAACTAAGGACTGGCAACAATGACCGCAGAAAATAGCGAACTACATGAGATGGAGAACCAGGTCACCAAGGGATCTAAACCTGCGGAACCTATGCCAAAAACTCCAAATTATGTACCCGATGCAGGGGGAACAGGCGTAGAAGACCTCGGAGGTCCTACACCACAAAATAGCAAACCTGATGACATGAGTAATAAACTCAAGACACCAGCAGCAAAGTTTGCACAACAAGGTGACGCTCACTTCAAAGGAAGTGCGGGAGCAGTCCATCAAGACGGTCCCTTAGGAAACCAGAAAGATGGCATGAAGTCATCTGGATACGGCAGAGGTGCTAATGAAGAAACAGAAGCAACTGATGAAGTTGTAGCAGAAGCACCCGAACAGGAAGCTCCAGTAGGAGAGATTGAAATCGATCTAGAGGACGATGTACAAGCATTGTTTGAAGGAGAGAAACTATCTGAGAGTTTCAAAGAAAAAGCACGTACAATCTTTGAGTCAGCCGTAATGTCAAAGATTGCTATCGTAAAGGAATCGCTTGAAGCAGACTATGATGCTTACATCCAAAAAGAAATGGGTGAGTACAAAGCATCGCTTCAAGAACGAGTAGACTCATACTTGCACTATGTTGCAGAAGAGTGGATTACTGAAAATGCACTCCAAGTAGAGTCGGGAATCAGAGGTGAACTCTCTGAATCCTTCTTGACTGGCCTCAAAGGTCTTTTTGAAGAACATTATGTCGAAATCCCTGAAGACAAATATGATGTACTTGAGGCAATGGTCACCAAACTAGATGAAATGGAGACAAAACTCAACGAACAGATTGATAGCAACATTGCATTGACAAACCGTCTATCAGCATCTGTCTCCGATAACATCCTCGATGAAGTTAGCGAAGGACTTGCTCTTTCACAGAAAGAGAAACTTGCTGAACTATCTAAAGGAGTTGAGTTTGAGAGTGAAGAACAGTACAGGGAAAAATTAGACGCACTTAAGGAATCTTACTTCGCTAAGAAACCTGTCGTCGAATCCCAAGAAGTCATCTCTGAAGACGCTCCCGTTGTGGAGAATACCGCAGCGATGGATGCATACCTTCGAGCACTGACCCAGTTCAATTAGTCAACACTTAAATTCAACACAAAGTAAATTCCATGTTTAACTCTGGACAACTCCAGAAGAAGTGGCAACCCTTACTTGAAGCGGAAGGTCTAGACAAGATCACCGATAATCACAGAAAGGCAGTTACTGCTCAACTTCTAGAAAACCAAGAAAGATTTCTTAGAGAGGAGAGAGCATTCTTATCAGAAGCACCTCCTACAGTAAACACAGACCCATCAGGCACAGGTAATCCAGGTTTCTCTGGTAGTGCTGCAGTTGGTGGACCTGTAGCTGGTTTCGACCCAGTTCTTATTTCATTGATCAGAAGATCTATGCCTAACTTGGTGGCATATGACCTTGCTGGTGTACAACCAATGAATGGTCCTACTGGACTTATCTTTGCGATGAGAAGTCGCTTCGATAATCAGAACGGAACAGAAGCATTATTCAACGAACCAGATTCAGCATTCTCAGCACAGAACAATGCAGCATCACTTACACAGGGTGACTACACTGGTGCTACAGATGGTGATTCTGACGTTGGTTTCGGTACAACTGCACAAGGCGGTACAAACCCATCTATCTTAAATGGTGGTTCTGAAAACGCATACTCAGTTGGACAAGGTTTCAAGACACAAGATCTTGAAAAGTTAGGGGATAACACCACTAACAATGACTTTAGAGAGATGGCATTCTCAATCGAGAAGGTCAGCGTGACTGCGAAGTCAAGAGCTCTAAAGGCAGAGTACAGTCTAGAACTTGCTCAAGACTTGAAAGCAATTCACGGATTAGATGCTGAAGCTGAACTTGCAAATATCCTCTCAACAGAGATACTTGCAGAGATCAACAGAGAAATCATCCGTACAATCTACAAGTCTGCTGAAGCAGGTGCTCAAACAAACACAGCAACAGGCGGTGTGTTTGATTTAGACACTGACTCAAACGGAAGATGGATGGTTGAGAAGTTCAAAGGTATGATCTTCCAGCTAGAGAGAGATGCTAACGCCATCGCACAAAGAACTCGTCGAGGCAAGGGGAACATTATCCTATGTTCTGCAGACGTTGCCTCCGCACTAACAGCAGCAGGTCAATTAGACTACACACCTGCACTAAACAGCAACTTACAAGTTGATGACACAGGTAACACATTCGCTGGTACACTCAACGGACGTTACAGAGTATTCATCGACCCATTTGCTGCTAACTTAGATGCTAACCAGTACTACGTTATGGGTTATAAGGGTACTTCTCCTTATGACGCAGGTCTATTCTACTGCCCATATGTACCTCTACAGATGGTAAGAGCAGTGGGACAAGACACATTCCAGCCAAAGATTGGTTTCAAAACCAGATATGGTATGGTTGCTAACCCATTCGCTGAAGGCACAACACAAGGTCTAGGTAGAATTACTGGTAACAGTAACAGATACTACAGACGTGTAAAAGTTACAAACCTAATGTAATTCAGATACACATTACAAAGACCCCTTGCAAGGGGTCTTTTTTTATGCTAAATTGTAAACATGAAAGATCAAAACCCTATCCTAGATCAGGAAACTGAAACACAAAAGTTCAATCGTGCACTGGATTTATACATAGAAAGTGTACACAAACCAGACCATGCCTTGAGAAGTTGTGCACATAATCAAAAGTGTTTCAACGAACTTATGAATGTAAGGCAACAGGTTTTGGACTACGTTCAAACGCTAAGAAGATGAATGGCAGACTTTCAAAAGTTGACATGACAAATAAATTATTTCAATTGAAAAGAGAATTAGATTATAAATGTGAGATAGGTGAGATGGGAGAATGGGAATGTGTAGGTGCAAAGAAGTATTTGAATAAAGCATTTGATACTCTCGATGAGTTTTGGGCATAAATAGGTGAAAGTAATTACATAATGCCAACAAGAAAAACTGTACATCCAATGAAATATCAGGAGGTTTCAAATAGAAACTTTCTGTCAGTAGTTGGTTTTAAGTTTTTATTGAATAGATGTCCTAAGGTAGATTTTTATTGCAACTCAGCAAATATACCTGAGGTCACACTGGGAACAGCGAATCAATCAACCTACCTCAAAGACATACCAGTGCCAGGTGATAAGTTGCAGTATGGAGATCTTGGTATCACATTCATGGTTGATGAAGATATGGAAAATTATCTTCAATTATATCAATGGATAACCTCTCTTGGGTTTCCAGAGTCACTATCTCAATTCAGAGAGTTGAAAGATTCCGATAGGTTATTACCTGAGGAACCTGTTTCTGGTGATTTTTTCAATGAGAGATCTGACGCTACTCTTATGATACTGAATAGTGATTATAATCCTAGTGTCAAAATAAAATTCAAGGATGTATTTCCAGTATCCTTGAGTGCAGTTCCTTTTGATGCAACACAGGAACAACAACAATATTATACTGCTTCTGCAATTTTCCGCTATACTATTTTTGATGTGATTGACGTAAATGGAAAGAAAGTTTAGCACCCTCTCTCTCGATTCTATACAGGAGATGTGGGAAAAAGATTCAAAGATGAATCAAGATGAATTGGACACTGAAAGTCTGAAGATACCACAATTACACGCCAAGTATTACAACCTATATAATACGATACTGCTAATGCGAAAGCGTGATGAGGCAGTATATTCCAGTAGTCTATTAGACAGGCGTAAGTATTATACAGGGAAAGCAACAGCAGACATATATGCTCAAGAACCCTTTCCCTACAAGGTCAGAGATAAAGATGACCTCAAGTTATATCTTGACTCAGATGAAAAACTGAGTAAGACAAAACTGAAGATTGAATACTACGACACCATGCTCAAGTATCTTGAAGAGATACTCAAACAAGTTTCTAATAGAACCTACCAAATAAAGAATGCTATTGAGTGGCGAAGGTTCTCTTCAGGTTATGGCTAATCTCGTTATAAAAAAGAAGAATGAAGTATATTTACAAATAGAATGTGACCCACATATAAAACACGAGTTACAAGATGAATTTACATTTGATGTGCCAGGTGCTAAGTTCATGCCTCAATACAGATCAAAGTATTGGGATGGTAAGATAAGACTATTCAATCTCCAGAAGTCTCAAATTTACGTAGGTCTTTTAGATAAGATTGTTCAATTTTGTCGCAGATACGATTACGATTACGAATTTGAGAACTCCAAGTATTACGGCCTCCCGTACCAAGAGACGGAATCAGTCTCTCATGAGGGAGTAAAGGACTACCTAACGGGAATCTCGAAATACAAACCTCGTGATTATCAGATTGAGGGTGTGTTTGATGCATTGCAGAAAAATAGAAGATTGTTGATATCACCTACAGGGTCAGGTAAGTCCCTCATGATATATGCTATTACAAGATACCACACAGAAAATAAAAGGTCAACACTAATTATAGTACCAACCACTTCACTGGTGGAACAGATGTATAAGGATTTTATAGATTATAGTTGGGATGCGGAAACATATTGTCACAAAATCTATGCAGGTAAAGATCTACTCAGTAAAAAACAAGTTATAATCTCAACTTGGCAATCAATATACAAACTACCTAGAGCATGGTTTGACAGATTTGATGTGGTCATAGGTGACGAGGCACATCAGTTCAAGTCTAAATCATTAGTAAGTATCATGACTAAACTCTATGACACAAAGTACAGGTATGGTTTCACAGGTACGCTTGATGGTACACAAACTCATAAATGGGTACTTGAAGGTTTGTTCGGACCCTCTTATAAGATCGTCAACACTAAGGAGTTACAGGAGAAAGGTTATCTAGCACATCTAAACATCAGAGTGTTGTTACTCAAGCATGATCCTATCACGTTTGATACTTATCAGGATGAAATAGAGTATCTTATCACTCACGAAAAAAGAAATAAATTTATAAGAAACCTAGTCTGGGACTTGAAAGGTAACACTTTGATACTCTACAGTAGGGTTGCTACCCATGGAGAGGTCTTGTACGATATAATAAATAAAGTTGAACGAAAGATGTTTTTTGTTCACGGTGGAGTAGACGTTGAAGAGAGAGAATCAGTAAGAAGAATTACTGAAAAAGAAGACAATGCAATTATCATTGCATCCTTCGGCACATTCTCTACAGGCATCAACATCAAGAATCTACACAATGTTATCTTTGCATCTCCTAGTAAATCTAGGATAAGAACACTACAATCTATAGGTAGAGTTCTCAGAAAAAGTAAAGATAAACTCAATGCAACCCTATACGACATAGCAGATGATTGTAAGAAGGGATCAAAGCAAAACTACACTTTG